GCGGTTTCCGGCCCCTTGGCGCTCGTGAAAACGGCTTGATGGGGGTTAGGGTATCTTGGACAAAAAGAAACCGCCAGAGCGCGAGCTTTGGCGGTTTTTTAACGCCCTTTGCGGGGCGATCAGGGAGACAACTTGAGAGGCCCGATCATAGGTCCAGCGCGATGATGACGCAAGCGGCCAGCGCTGCGGCTAGGATGGCCCAGATCACTCCTCCTCCGCGTCATCTTCAGCGCCTTCGTCGGCGTAGTCTTCCGGGTGCAGCTCGCGGTCGATTTCCTCCCATTCTGCGCGCGTCAGGGGCCGGTCAGGGTCTAGGCAGGGTATGCCGGGTCCGTAGAGCATGGTCAGGCCCTCCCCGCGAGGTCTTTGCAGCACTCCAGCGCCTCACACACGCCATCGGGTGCGATGTCGCATGCGGGCGTATCGTGGTTCAGCAGCAGCGCCAGCAAGGGGTTGTTCCAATCGTTCGTAACGCGCATCAGGGGGATGCCCTCGGGCGTCCACCCCTCTTGTTCGGCGTATCGAATGCCGCGCGCATCTTTGCGCGGCAGCATGTTAGGCGCCGCGCGGTACAGATAGCCGTCCGTCAGAATGTAGGGCTTACCGTGGACAGTGAAGACTTGGCTCATGGTGCGTGATCCTTTTCAAAAGGGCGCCGCTGGCGCGTTGACGGGGTAGGGTTTAGGCGCGCGCTGTGGCCGCGCGTCGGGGGCCAGTGAGGGGTAATGCAGGGGTGAGGCCGGGAACGGCCACGGTGGAGTCTTTGGCGTCTTGGCCGGGGGCGTGTGGTGCATGGGGTTGGAGCGGCTCATTCGGCGGGCTCCTCTTCGGCGTTCTCGCGGACGTGATCGTCGATCATGTGCTGCGCGATCTCTTCCCAATCGACGTCCGATAGGAAGGCCAGCGCGTAGTCGCGCGCGAGACCCTCAGAGCTGGACATCTCAATCAACTCTTCGGCGTAGTCGCGCAGAGCTTTGCCGACCAGCCACGCCGAATCATCGGCTGCGCCGAAGTCGTCCAGCGTCATGCCGTCGAAGATCTCAAGGTTGACGCGCCATGTGGCGTAGTTGGCCCAGCCGTTGTGTGTGGTGTCGCGCATAGTGTTACCTCATTTGATTGGATTGGACTGTGATGCGTGGCGCATCCCATAGGCGCCCGATGGGGGCGCCTAGGCGGATACGTCAAAGGCAGAAGTCGCACAGGTTGGTGGCGTACAGCGTGTGCTCTGTGCCCTTGATGCGATAGATGGGCTCTTCGCGCCTGTAGAGCTGGTTGCGCACGGTACCAGCGTACTCAAGCCCGACATATTGCCCGGCCTCAAGGTCAGATTCGCCGTTGTGCGTGTGCACATGGTTGCGCACCTTGGCAGTCTTGAAGAGCTGGTACTTGATCGGAGCGCGTGTGAAATCGGTATGGTCAAAGGGCAGCATGGTGTGTCTTTCCTGATGTGTGATGGGGTTAGATTCCGGCAGCGATCAGCGCGCCGAGCGCGAGCCCGAAGGCGATGGAAAAGAGGATGTCGCGGATGCGGGTGCGCATGGCGTGGCCTTTCAGACTGCGCCGCTGCCGCTGCAGCGATAGCAAACACCAGCGGCGCGATGGCGGTATTGCTCCAGCATGCCGCGCCCTAAGCACTTCGGGCAGGTCTTCGCGCTGGCCTTGAGGCCAGCCAGCGCCGCAGCATGCGCCGCCCATGAGGCCACACGGGCGGCATCGTCAGCGGCTTCACGCTGCTGGCGCTCCAGCGCCGCAGCATCGCGCGCCGCAGACCATGCGCGCCCGTCATCGGAATCCAGCAGCGCAGCTGCGCGCGCCGCATCATCGGCGGATGCTTGGCCGAACAGCGCGAGCAATTGAGTGTCGAGTGCGTCATCAAGTGTCATGTTGCAGCTCCAAAGACGCGCGCCCCGTAGGGCGCGCGGGTTGACGTTAGGCGATCCAGTCAGGGGACGACACCAGACTGTAGGCAAGCGCGATGGACAACAGCTCGCGCTTTTGGGTGTCGCGCATGGCCGCACGGTACAGCGCGCTGATGGCGCGCGCAGCATAATCGGCACCGAGTATGGGCAGTCGGGCAAGGGCGGTGTTGACTTCGCGTTGCTGAAACTTGGTGAGTGTGAGGCAGTTTGTGGTCATGTTGCGTTGCTCCTGGTTGCTCGCGCGGACTGCGCGATGGATGTACTGTAACGGATTCTCTTACACAGTCAACAGATAACCCTTCAGAGCACTAGGACATTACTTGGGTGGAGGGTATGCCCGTGGGGGTGAAAACGCGGGTGGCTTTTTTGGGGGTCTATTACCTATGTGGGGGTAGTGTTGGGCAGGATACAGAACTTGAATTGCGGCGTCAGAGTATACTGTATAAATATACAGTATAGGTGTATGTGTGTGTATGGGCGCAAGCATGGCGTGGGCACCGCCCAACACCACCCACGCCACCCACGCCCCAATCCCCCGCGCCACCACGCCACCACCACATGGCCACGGCACCGACCTGCACGGGCACCGCCCATGACTGCCCATGGTGCTGATGGCAACGGAGTGCTAGGGGCACTGCCCAAGACTGCCCACGGCTGCGGGCTGTCTGCCGCTGGCTATGTTGGTGAGTGCTTACTAACCAGGAGGGGGGAGGGGAGGGCCGGCAGCCTGAGCGGTCAAAAACGAAGCCCTCACAAACAGTTTTTATTTTTTGCACAACACCGTAAAACACCACGTTACACTTGCAAACTGTCCAACAACCTGTAGCATTACGGGCATGAGCTTTCAGTCACTCCCAATCACGGCGCGTGAGGTCAAGGCGACCGAGGCTGTGCTGCAGCGGCTGTACAACGCGGCCAAGCTGGGCCTGCGTGGCGACAACTTGGCGTTGAACGCTGGCTTGTTGCCGATTGAGTACCGGCGTCTGTGTCAGATGGACCCGATAGCCGAGCTGGCGGTGCAGAAGGGCTACGCCGACGCTGAAGGGGAGATGAGCCACGTCGTCTACACGGCGGCGCGTAATGGCGACTCCAAGGCAGCGATGGACATGCTCCGCCACAGGCACGATTGGGTCGCCAAGCAGCAGGTGCAGGTGGACGTGGCGCAGCAGATCAGCATCAGCATGGCGCTGGAGAAGGCTGAGCAGCGCGTTATGCAGATCCCAAGCGACGTCGTGGACGTCATCGAACACCAACCGAAAGCGGCGTCAATAGCCGCGCCAACGCATGCAGCAGCCGAAATACAGCGCTGAAGACGAGCAGACCTTGATGGCCCGGCTGTGGAGCCCGGCGGTCAAGGACGACCCCGAGGCGTTTGTGATGCTGGCGTTTCCGTGGGGCGAGGCGAACACGCCGCTGGCGCACTACAAGGGTCCACGCCAGTGGCAGCGTCAGGTGCTGCGCGACCTGAAGGAGCACATCAAGTCGAACAACGGCAAGGTGGACTTCAGCGTGTTTCGGATGGCCGTGGCGTCAGGGCGCGGGATCGGCAAGTCGGCGTTGGTCAGTTGGCTGGTGCTGTGGATGATCACAACGCGCATCGGGGCGAGCGTGATCGTCAGCGCCAACAGCGAAGCGCAGTTGCGCAGCGTCACTTGGGCCGAGATTACGAAGTGGCTGGCGATGCTGATCAACAGCCACTGGTATGAGATCAGCGCGACGAGGGTGACGCCGGCCAAGTGGCTGACGGACTTGGTGGAGCGCGACCTGCGCAAGGGCACGCGGTACTGGGGCGCGGAGGGGCGGCTGTGGTCGGAGGAGAACCCGGACAGCTACGCCGGTCTGCACAACAGCGACGGCGTGCTGCTGGTGTTTGATGAGGCCAGCGGCATACCGGACACGATCTGGGACGTGGCGCAGGGCTTCTTCACTGAGAACACGCCGCATAGGTTCTGGACGGCGTTCAGCAACCCTCGGCGCAACAGCGGGTACTTTTACGAGTGCTTCAACGCCAAGCGGGACTTCTGGCGCACCAAAAACATCGACTCGCGCACGGTGGAGGACACCGACAAGGCGGTGTACGAGCAGATCATCGCGGAGTACGGCGAGGACAGCCCGCAGGCCCGGATCGAGGTCTACGGGGAGTTTCCGTCTTCGGGTGACGATCAGTTCATCAGCCCACGCATGGTGGACGAGGCCATGCGGCGTCCTCGCTACAAGAATCCCGACGCGCCTATCGTGCTAGGGGTGGACCCGGCGCGCAGCGGCGCGGACGCGACGGTGATCGTGGCTAGGCAGGGGCGCGACCTGCTGGCCGTGCGGCGCTACCGGGGCGACGACACGATGACGGTGGTGGGGCACGTCATCGAGGCGATAGAAGAGTTCAAGCCGGCGCTGGTGGTGCTGGACGAGGGCGGGCTCGGCTACGGCATACTTGACCGGCTGACCGAGCAGCGGTATAAGGTGCGCGGGGTGAATTTTGGTTGGAAGGCCAAGAACACCATCATGTGGGGCAACAAGCGCGCGGAGATGTGGGGCGCGATGCGCGAGTGGATCAAGTCAGGGTCCATGCCCAACGACCGGCAGCTCAAAGCGGACCTGACAGGCCCCAAGACCAAGCCCGACTCAAGCGGCACGATCTTTCTGGAGTCGAAGAAGGACATGAAAGCACGCGGATTGGCCTCTCCTGACGCCGCAGACGCGCTGGCGGTCACATTCGCCTATCCGCTGGCCAGCCGCGAGTATGTTGAACGCGCGCGCACGATTACAATGCGCGACAGAGGCCAGATGTCCGCAAGCTGGATGGGGGCGTAATGACCAAGAAATCCGTGTCTTTGAGCGTTGGCCGGGGCGAGAAGCGTCCTACCAGCCAAGGCGCGGGTCTGACGGCCAAGGGGCGCGAGAAATACAACCGCGAGACGGGCTCGAACCTCAAAGCGCCAGCCCCCAACCCCAAGACCGAGGCCGACAAGGGCCGCAAGGCCAGTTTCTGTGCCCGCATGGGCGCGGTAGCGGCCAAGGCCGAAAACGGCGAACGCGCCAAGGCGGCGCTCAAACGGTGGAAGTGCTGATCATGGCTACAAAACCCGGTCTTTACGCAAACATCCACGCCAAGCGTGAGCGAATCGCTGCTGGCAGCGGCGAAAAGATGCGCAAACCCGGCTCGCCGGGTGCTCCAACGGCCAAAGCCTTCAAAGAGTCGGCCAAAACGGCGAAAAAGAAGTGAAACTAGTACTTCTCATCGTGCTGTTTGTGGCCATCACGGCGTTTTTGAACTGGCTTTTGGGGGATTGACATGCCACTCGTCAAATCAGCGTCTCCAGCGGCCTTTCGCAAGAACGTAAAGGCCGAAATGGCGGCTGGAAAGCCTCAGAAACAGGCCGTGGCCATCGCGTACAGCACCCAGCGTGCTGCGCAGGCCAAATCAGGCTCAAAACCCGCGCCAAAGGGCAAGAAGTAACATGGCTGACTACACCGGCATCACATCGGCTGCTGCCGTGGCCAACGGCGGCGGCGCCAAGAACAAGTCTGAGGCGGACGTCCTCACTACCGCCCGCCAGCGGATGAATCAGGCCATTTCTGCCTACAGCGAGAGCCGGGAAGACGAGATCGACGACTTGCGGTTCTACGCAGGCAGCCCGGACAACCACTGGCAGTGGCCCGCCGACGTTCTGGCCACCCGTGGTGCGGTGCAGGGGCAGACGATCAACGCCAGGCCGTGCCTGACCATCAACAAGTTGCCGCAGCACGTCCGGCAGGTCACCAACGACCAGCGGCAGAACCGCCCCAGCGGTAAGGTGATTCCGGCTGACGACAAGGCCGACGTCGAGGTCGCGGAGATCTTCAACGGCGTGGTGCGGCACATCGAGTACATCAGCGACGCTGATGTGGCCTACGACACCGCCTGCGAGAACCAAGTGTCGTTTGGTGAAGGCTACATCCGCATCCTGACCGAGTATTGCGACGACGACACGTTCAATCAGGACATCAAGATCGGGCGGGTGCGTAACTCGTTTTCGGTCTACATGGACCCGCTGATCCAAGACCCGTGCGGCTCGGACGCCAAGTGGTGCTTCATCACCGAAGACATCACCCGCGAGGAATACCACCGGCTGTACCCCAACGCCTCGCCGGCCAACACGCTGATGAGCCTGGGTGTGGGCGACCAGTCGCTGAGCCAGTGGCTCAACGAGAACACGATCCGCATTGCCGAGTATTTCTACGTCGATTACGACCGCGCTACGCTGAACCTGTATCCGGGCAACCAAACGGCGTTTGCCGGCACGCCCGAGGACAAGCAGCTCAAGGCGATGTTCGGCAAGCCGTTGCGCTCGCGCCAGGCTGACCGCAAAAAGATCAAGTGGTGCAAGATCAACGGCTACGAGATCCTTGAGGAGCAGGAGTGGGCCGGCAAGTACATCCCCGTGGTGCGGGTAGTCGGCAACGAGTACGAGGTTGACGGTCGGCTGTACGTCTCCGGGCTGGTGCGCAACGCCAAGGACGCCCAGCGGATGTACAACTACTGGACGAGCCAAGAAGCCGAGATGCTGGCGCTGGCTCCGAAGGCGCCGTTCATCGGCTACGGCGGTCAGTTTGAGGGGTATGAGATGCAGTGGAAGACTGCCAATACCCAGAACTGGCCGTACCTTGAGGTCAACCCTGACGTGACTGACGGCTCGGGCAGCGTGCTGCCGCTGCCGCAGCGTGCCATGCCGCCGATGGCCCAGACGGGCCTGATTCAGGCCAAGATGGGGGCCGCAGAGGACATCAAGGGCACCACGGGCCAGTACAACGCCTCGCTGGGGCTGGAAGGCAACGAGCGCTCAGGCAAGGCCATCTTGGCCCGCCAGCGCGAGGGCGATACCGGGACGTACCACTATGTTGATAATCTGGCTCGGGCTGTGCGTCATGTTACTCGCCAACTGGTGGATCTGATCCCCAAGATCTACGACACCGAGCGGATCGCCCGCATCATTGGCGAAGACGGCGAGTCGAGCATGGTCAAGATGAACCCCATGCAGCCAGAGCCGGTGCGCAAGATCGTCAACGAACAGGGCATCGTGATCGACAAGATCTACAACCCCAGCGTCGGCAAGTACGACGTGGTGGTTGTGACGGGTCCAGGCTACGCGACCAAGCGCCAAGAGGCGCTGGAGGCAATGGCTCAACTGTTGCAGACCAACCCGCAACTGTGGGCCGTGGCCGGCGACTTGTTCGTCAAGAACATGGATTGGCCTGGCGCTCAAGAGCTTGCCAAGCGGTTTGCCAAGACCATCGACCCGAAGATCATCGGTGACGCGGACGAAGACCCAGCGCTTCAAGCGGCCAACCAGCAGATGCAAGCGATGGCGCAGGATATGGAGCAGATGTACAAGATGCTCCAGAACGTCAACCAGTCGATGGAAGCCCGCGCACTGGAGATTGACGAGTTCAAGGCCAAGACGGACGCTGACATCAAGGCGTATGACGCCGAAACTAAGCGTCTGCAGGCCGTGGCGGCAGGCATGCAGCCCGAGCAGGTGCAGGAGGTCGTGATGCAGACGCTGCGCGACGTGCTGACTGCGGGCGACTTGGTGCAGCCGATGGAGGCCCGCGAGGTGCCTGAGATGGCCGAAATGCCGATGGAAGGGCAAATGCAATGAGTTGCGCTGACTTCGTAGGTACGCTGTTCTTGGCCCGTGATGTGGCCCACAGCGTGCATTTAAACACCCGGTCGTTTGCCAAGCATTCGGCGCTCAACGAGTTCTACGACAACATTGTGGAGCTTGCCGACAAGTTTGCCGAGGCGTATCAGGGCCGGCACGGGCTGATTGGCCCGATCACCTTGATGAGCGCCAAGAAAACGGGCAACATCGTGGAGTTCTTGGAGGACTCGTTGTCCGAGGTCGAAAAGATGCGCTACGACGTGTGCAAGAAGGACGACACGCCGATTCAGAATATCATCGACGAGATCGTCGGGCAGTACTTAAAAACTTTATATAAGCTAAAATACCTTGCATGAAGCGTGCTGAAGCAAAGGCCCAAGGCTTGAAGTTTTACAACACGGGTAAGCCGTGCAAGCACGGCCATTTTGCCGACCGATACATTGCCGGCGCTTGTGTTGAGTGCGTAAAACTTGCAGGTGTTGACCGGTATAAAAACAACCGCGAACCCCAACACGCGTCTTGGCGTAAGTGGTACGAAGCAAACAAGGATGTTCACAGCGCACGCGTCAAGCGTTGGCAAGCGGCTAACAAAGACAAAGTGCGTGCGGATGCAAAAGCTTGGGAAAAAGCAAACCCTGAAAAAGTTACCGCAAAGCGTCTTCGATACAACCAAAAGCACCCAGATGCGTACACTGCGCGAGCGGTTGCCAACGTAGCTAAACGCGCAAAGCGTGTGCCTCAGTGGTTAACGCATGAAGACCGATGGATGCTTCGACAAGCGTACGATTTGGCAAAGTTGAGGACAAAAATGTTTGGCTTTGAGTGGGAAGTTGACCATATCATCCCTTTGCGCGGCGAACATGTATCTGGACTTCACGTTCCGCAAAATATTCAAGTTGTCCCAAAAGCTCTGAACAGGGCTAAACGCAACCAATACGTTGTAGCATGATTGCGTTGGGCGGTCAGGTCGGTGAGTTGCGCTTCACCGTTGAAATTACGCGCAAGGACACCGGCAAGGTCGAACAGGTCGAGCTTGTAGGGTATTTGGACGAAGACAAGCTGAAGGAGCTTCAGAATGGCGGTAACCCACAGCACAGCAGCCCGGAACGCAGCGACTGACGCCGTTACGGCTCTGATCAGCACCAGCGGCAAGCTGGTGTTTCGCACATCTCCGTCGTCGGTAGCCAGCCCTGGCACGGCAGTGGCTACGCTGTCTTTCAGTTCTACGGCTTTCGGTGCATCGTCTAGCGGCACGGCTACGGCTAACGCGATCAGCGCTGACACCAACGCTACGGGTAACGCAAGCGCTGTGGCCTTTGCCACGCTGCAGACCAACGCCGGCACGGTGGTGATCCACTGCGCGGTGGCGGCCTCGGGCTCGGACATCAACATGACCAACGGCCTCACGGTGGCCGCTGGCGACACGGTGTCCTGCTCCAGCCTGACCTACACCGCCCTGAGC